AGAGCTGCTGCTATGATCTTAACCTTACGATTCACTTACTCTCCTCATGTCGTGATTTGCGTGAACATCGAAGGGATCGAACCTTCAGGAGGAGCTACCTCCGGAACCATCCATGCTCTACCAGCAGCCTACCACGCATCAAGTTTCCCTGGGTGGCCCATTATATGGAGCCGTCGCGATCGACTGTACTGCCGTCCTCGCTACCGGATTCGAACCGGCGACCTTCCGCTCGACAGGCGGACGTTCTAACCACTGAACTAAGCGAGGTAGCGACAAGCAGGAAGGGAGGAGAGGGACTTCCTGCTTGTCTGCATCACTGTATCACAGATTAAAATCCCGGGCGTACCGCTGGGGCGGTAGCCCACCACGGACGGTCCACTCTCGATCCAGGAAGTTGGCCTGCGCTCCGCACTGGACCATCAGTGGGCACTCGATGCATGCATCCATGGCGTACTCGATGTCAAGCTTCCAGTCAGCCTTCTTCTTGTTCGGCCACTCTTTGGGATCATACTCAAAGAGACTGGCCTCTTCCTCAAGGCACAGAGCTCCTCTCCAGCGGTGAGAGGTCTCGGGATCGTCGTAAGCGAAACTCTCCATTATCGCCTTCACTTCTCGCAGGGCTCGATTGAGCGTGGCTTCAGCCACGCCATACCTAGCCTGAAGCTCAAGCTTACTCTCGCCACGCTGAAGCGCCTGAAGCGCTTCGAGTGCCTGGTCGTCCGACATCTTACGCTTAGGCTCCCACACGAAGCTCTGAGTGGCACGCTGGATGGTCTTCTTGGTGGTGCCGTACTTCTTCGCAATATCGACGAGGCTCATGTGGTTCGCTCGATCTTCGTACACTTGAACCTTTTGCTCTGCCGTCAACGCTGGCATTACGGGCGCTCCGTCTTGGCGATCTGCTTGATGGTGCTAGCCGAGACGTTGTACTCAGCGGCGAGGGCCATAGGGGATTCGCCTTCCTCGCGTCGGTGACTGATCTCCGTACGTTCATCAGCTGTTAGCTTCGGCTTAGCATACGCTCCGTAGTTGTCCGTACTCATAGTGTCTCCATGTGATATAGTTCCGTTATGGCCATTAAGACTACTGTAATCATCCCAGACGTGCAGTACCCCTACCACGACGCCTTGATGCTAAGCAAGATCATGCAGGTAATCAAGGACGTCAAGCCCGACGCCATTCTCCAGATTGGTGATGGCATCGACTTCCCGCAGGTCAGTCGCTGGTCCAAGGGCACCGCAGGCGAGTATGAACCCACACTTCAGGAGCACATCACCGGATGGATCGGAGTTCTAAAGGAACTCCGGGACTGTGCCCCCAACGCCAAGATCACTTGGCTTGAAGGTAACCACGACCTCCGTCTCGCTGAGTTTGTGAAAACGTACGCCGCTCCACTCGTGACATTGGAAGCACTCAGCACCCCTAAGCTGTTCAAGCTCGAATCTCTTGGGATTAACTACGTGAAGGGGCCAATACGCGTGGCAACCAACACTTACGCGGTGCACGGCCACGAGAGCGGCGGATATGCCGCTTCCCCAATCGCCTGGGAAACTAAATTCGGTAAGCGATATGGGACCAACCGTAACATCATCTTCGGACACACTCATCAACCTTTCCTCTTCACCCGAGCCTATGGATTCGCTGGCAAGGTGGATCCTCGCTTCACCATGAACGTTGGATCCATCATGGATCCCACTCACGCCCGATACGTCAAGGACGGCTCGGTGTCTTGGACCATGTCATTTGCTGTGCTGCGCGACGATGGTAAGCGCGTCTATCCGGAGCTCATCACCGCAGTTGAGCGCGGCTTCCACTACAACGGAAAGAAATATTGATGTTCATTCTAAGTTATGGGCAGTGCGATCACCCCGCCATCGTCCAACGTGGGGGGCAGTGGTTCTGCACTGAATGTGGACAGCTTCGAGGATGATCGACGTCAAGCGAGTAGATCTCGAAGGATTCATGGGATCTCAAGTGCCGGTCGTCAGTCTCACTGATTACGCAGTCGAACTGTACGTTCACATAGATGATGTACAGGATCTCATCACCAAGCTAACCAATGTACTGGAGAGTAACGATGACTGACCTTGACTACAAGCAGTTCCGTTCCATGGTCCGCAACGTGGCCAACAGTGTCTCGCGCTCTTTCCCGTCGTATGTCGATGCGCGAGACACTGAAGGACAGCTGTGGGTGTCGCTCTACGAGCGACGAGAGAGCATTCGCAAGACCGTGGAGGACAACCCCAACACGTGGGAGTCTATGATCGCATCCACTTTGCGTAAGATTGCCACCGAGTATTGCTACAAGGAGAAGGCTCAGACCGAGGGCTATGATCCTCGGGACTCTTACGCTTACAGTCTTGTGAAGATTCAGAGTCTGCTCGAATCTGTATTCGAGCACGAAGACTGGCAGTCGTTTGGTGTGCATGGCGACGGTCAGCCGATAGCGAAGCGGCAGTCTAACGAGACTGGGGATCGGATCGCAGAGCTCTCTGATATCAGCTCCGCAGTTCAGCGCCTGCCTGATGCTGCCTACAACGCGCTCCTCTGGAACTACAAGTTTCGTCTCTCCAACGCTGAGCTGGGTATCGAGCTTGGCATCTCCGAAGAGGCAGCCAAGAAGAGGGTCCAGCGGGCCCGAGAGGCCCTACAGCGCGAGCTTGGCAGGAAGGACACCAATTCCGAACCGAATGCCGGAGACAGGCGTACAGTGCGCACGAACGCAGCCACCAGGGCTGCGCTAGCCAATCAGTACGACGGCTAAGTGAGCATGAATGGTGCCCTGCGTAGAAGTCAAGGCACCAAACACGAACACTCAGACTAGGGGGCTCTCACGAGCCTCCTTTTCTGCTAGTAGATCATCTACCTCAAGCCAGTCTCCGCCCTTAACGGCTGCGATGATTTCGTCGATCCACTCTTCCTGGAATTTAGAGTAGGAGATCATCAGATCCATACGGTTCTTGTACCACACGGCCACATAGGCCAACACGAGCACAAGCAGCATGCCGACGATGGAGAGGCCGATCATCCGGTCACCTCACGCATGACCTTGAAGTCAGTGATATTCATGACTTCAATCCAGCTACCCTTGTAGTTGGTGGCTCGCACCACGGCCGCATGTGCGCTATTAGGGGTGGCTGGATTTTCCATCTGGTGAAGCTCGATCACCTCGTAGGATGTGTCAGTCTGCCAGCTTCCCTCGTAAGTCTTGCCGAGTTGGAAGAATGTGGGCTCAGGGTCGAAGGTGAAGGCGAAAGCTCGAACGGTTATGGTGTTAACGCTGAGCGCATCTCCATTCGTACGCTTGTAGGTCACCCATTCCGTGTCGCTGAACGATTCAACATGCACCACCTCGGCCGTAAGTACGCCCCAAGTCCACTTGGATCCAATCTCAGGAATATTCACTTGCTCTCTTTCTGGTAGAATTTCTTCATGTTCGCGTTGCTCTCCGCCCACAAAGAGAGATCGGAATCGTTCCTCATCAGTACCGCCTTGAGGGCGACTGAGAGCACTGAGAGGTGTGAGCGTCTTTGCGAGAGAGACACTTTCTGGCCAACTTCCCAGCCATCGCTGTTCGTGCCAGCTCCACCCACCTTTGCATTGGATGCAGTCGCACTCCTCCACAGGGAGGATTCCGGCGTGGTAAACCAGCCGTAGTCCGTCGTGGCGTTGATTACCCACACCTTCTCCTTGCCGAACTCTTCACCCATCCAGCCCACGAAATTGACCGTGGACAGGAAGGGCACCTTGAAAGCCATGCCGATGTGTGGATGTATGGGAGGATCGGTAAGCTCCTTGCCCCACATGTCGTACACGCCATTGACCACGATAGCGGCCAGCTCTTCGGCTGTCCGGTCCTCATTCTTGTCGTCCGACAGAAAGTCGGCAACACGCTTGATCTGTGCGGCTTTAGATGGGATCGCCACGCAAGTCCACCTTGATCGCCATCTTGCCACCCTGAACCATCTTCATGACTTCATCCGTCGTGATGACGTGGATGAAGTGGCCGATCTCAGCCTTTTCGTGAGCTCGGTCGTAGTGTGCGGTAACAAGCGACACGAAGCCCCAGTTCAGATCGAGCGCAGGTTTCGAGGATACGACGTACAGCTTCACTATGCCTCCAATCGTGAGTCTACAGGCTCGCACCATAGGGGGAGAGAGGTCACCTATGATGCCAGCTTGAAGACTCACGCACAAGAGTGCGTGAGCTTACTTCTAGAGGTTCAGTTCTTCCTTGGCTCCCTGGCGCGCTTCTCCCCAGGTCTCACCACGATCCTGCTTGACCTGGATGAGGGTGAGATACTCTTCAGCATCCACGGTGCAACCGTCGATCGCCTCAATGCGCCTGAGGTAGTCGAGGAAGTCGTAGACACCATTTTCATTCGTGCCGTGACGGGAGAGTGAATCCATATCCACGTTCAGCACGTCGAGGAGTGCCTCACCAACGATACAGCCGGTTCGGCAGATTCGCTGAACGTCTCCATCCTTATCCTGCGTGATGGCGTAGTCCACATACTGACAGCCAATCTCCCAGTTCGGATAGACGTAGTCCTCGCCCTTACGGGCGATGGCTGCATCAACGAGTTCCATTGCCTTAGGCAGGTCAATGTAGATCGCCATTTCTCTCTCCTTTGGTTCGTGTTCTGCTAGACGCAGAGAGGGGCGCACAGAGCAGGCAGCATCGGAGGACCACCTCCTTAGAGATCAGCCCCGCAGACGTCACTACAGCGGCTCTACGCTGTGCACCCTTCACTGCGCTGGGCCCTGAGGCCCAGACAGCTTCCTACTGGCTTACGTGGGCCATGAGGGCCATTACGATGAGGATACAGGCTCCTAGCGTCACTCCGGCCATGATGGCGGAGAAAAAGCTCATGCCGGAGTCGTAAGGCTTGTACTTCTTAGCCATTGAGGCAGTTCACATCCTCTATGACAGAGAACGAGTAGCCTCGCTCGAAGATCCGGTACTTGGAGTCAAGACAGCGACTTGCCGGTTCGGGGTCGAACGATACGGCAGACCAGATCACGAAGACCGCGCAAGCAAGGCCCACCAAAATGGAGAGACAGGAGACGGCGAATTTCCACATTATCTTCGTGCGCTCGGTGAAGATATTCAAGATTCTCTCTCCCTTGTTGTCCCCCAGTGTGGGGGTAACCCATCTCAGTGGCTGAGTAGGTCAATGGAACCTTACTGCCCCCCGAAGGGGACAGTAAAGCTCTATGAAAACTCAGAACTGCGCTTCGATCACGTCAGCAATCTGACTGAAGGTGTATTTGGCCTGATCGTTCAGACTGACCAGCGTGCGGCCCTTGCCGGTGATCGGCTTCCCGGTGTCATCAGTCGCAATGGCATAGATGATCTCGGTCGGGAGAAGGCCTTCATGGCTTCCGACGGGCAACCCAGCCCACTCCATTACCTCACGGGTGAGAGAGTAATATTCCACCGTACGAAGGGGATCCCGGCTCGTATAATAGCCCACACAGTCATCATCGTCCCCGTCTTCACCCTCAAACTCTTGAGCGATCTCCGCCTTGCAGGCAAGATCCATCAGGACACCAAGGCAGCAGTATTCGCCAACCTGGTGAAGATTGCCAACTCCCTGCTCGTAATCGCCGCTCCGAAGAGCGTCGATCCAGAGCTGCTTAATCTCAGACTTCATGTCTCTCTCCCTTGTGTACATGGACGGGCCTACGGCCCGTAACCTGTTACTCAATCATGACCGAGACCCCCTCAGGGGGCTCCGGAACGGGGAAACGAGAACGGGGAAGAGATCATACATGAGTAGGTATCCCACTCCCGTTTGACGACTTTTGAGGATCTCTTATACTTAATCTTGTGAGGTTGTTAAGTCTGGAACAGCCCCCTTCAGGGGGGCTGAGCCTGAGGTTAGACAAGGATCCAACAGAGCGTCGGACAACTGTCTAACATGTTAACAGCCCCTTCAGGGGGCTGACACCATCGTCACCAGCACAAGCAGAGTGATGAAGGTGAGGAACGCAAGGAAGAACCATTGGAGACATCCCCAATCACGCTTCACCTTGTGATTCATGATCTCTCCCTTGTTACGGCTGAGTCAGCCGATGGAACGCTCCCTCAAGGGAAGCGCTCTACTGAGACTCAGACATTGCGGAGCATCGCCCCAATCGCCTCTTCTTGCGTCTTGTAGCCGAACACGCCCTTGGCACCGCCCTTAAGGCGGTAACCGTAAGGTTTCTTGCTGTCATTCTCTTTCTTCACCAGTCCGATGTACACACCTGAGTGTGTACGGATGTGATACTCACGGCCGGTGATGCGAGACTTCTTGACAGCCTTACGAGAGAGACCCTTGACAGTCACCTCCCGGCCGCTCTTAGCCTTCGTGCGCTCTACCCGGCTAGTGCCGGGGATATGAGCTGACAGGTCGATTGAGGGCCTTGCACCACTCTCCTGCGAGATGAGATGCAAGATCTTGTCGACGGGCACGAACTGGCTCATCGTGCACCTTCATTGTCTTGGAGGTAGAAGTCGTAGGACTGGACAGCGACGTCGAAGTGACTTCTAGCGAAGCCATTACGGACGTCCATCACATCGGTGACTCCGTAGGGACCATCGATCTGAACCTTCCAGGAGCCTTCGTACTTCTTGCCGACCGCTCCTCCACCCATCTTGAGGACTGAGATTGTTGCCTCATCACCACAGATGTCAAAGAACGTCATCTGGAACTCGAAGTCTTCCATCACTTCACCCCATCGTGGATCGTCACGCAGTCGAGACAGTGAACCTCGGCAAGACCAATCTGGTAGTAGCCCAGCGCAGTGGCCTTAAGGCCACATGCTGTCCAGTTCCGCTCGCCTTCAATCCACGGCACACCATCGCCCAAGTGGGTCATGATGCTCGCTTCAGTGAAGACCACCTGGGGAACAAGTAGACTCATCGCTCTCTCCCTTGTCAGGCAGTGATGCCAGCAACCCCTACAACTTCCCGAGAGAAGTTGCAGAGAAAGCTTGGTCACTGACTTACGAGTGCCTTACGGTCGGCTGCATACCTCAGCCAGGCGGCCTCGACCTCATCCCACGCGTCACTCTCTTCATTGCGGCAGACTTCCACGGTGAAGCCATACTCGAACGCGTATCCATTGGGGCCAGGCTCAAGCTCAAGCTCACACTCATCACATCCGCAAGTGAAGCTGAGGCCAAGCGCCTGGGCGCCCCGGCTGTAGCCGGAACCGAAGCCCCACTCATCGTAGAGTTGGCCGAGGACACATTCCACGGTGGAGCGGATGGAGAACGTTGTCCAGTTGATTCCAGTGATCCAGCCGGGGTTCTCCTCATCGAGGAGTGCTGCACCCTTGGCTACACGCAGATCGTACTGGTTCATTTCTCTCTCCCTTGGTTGATCCACTCATACCTGAGTAGGTCAATGGAATGCTCCTTCAAGAGGAGCACTCGATGATCACTCAGAGAACGTACAGCGGAAGCTCGAAGTGAGCCTGAACCCTGATGGGCATGATCGCCGGAATGATGATCTCGTGTGAGTTGTAGCCCTGATTGGTGCACTCGAAGTGGCCGCAGTCGCAGGTGTCTCCCCAGTAGTGGAGAGCCTGATCAATGGCTTCATTGAGGCGGGGCCAGTCTCCGAACTCTTCAAGGAGTTCGGTCTGAGTGAACGCCCATGCCTCTTGCTCATCACACAGTTCAGTGACCGTGTAGACGATGGGCTTGAACGGGGCGATCATCAGTTCGGTACGCATTCGCTCTCCTCGTGTTAAGGGACTCAACGCTCTGTATGAGCATCTAAGCCTCCCGGAGAGCCCAGGTGACACTAGGACACCATGAGCTCCCCGCAGGCCCTTAGAACCACTGTTACGTGACAGGAAGGGCCTACTACAAGGGAGCCTCACACTCTAGTGAGTGCAAGACTCTCACCAGCGCCCCTGAATGGGGCGATGATGAAAGGAAAGAGAGAGTGAGACACTCCTGACCACGTGCTCCGAGTCTCTCGCTGGCCACAAGCCAGCGGGTCAAGAACATCAGTCATCGCAACGGCATCCCTGCTATTAGGTCTACCTTATCGAGTATCAAGAGCTTAGAGCGCTGGGCCAAGGCCCAGAATCCCGTCTCACTCAGCACTATTCAGTTCTCAAGGATCAAGCGCTTCCTTGAGGTGAGCTTGACGCTCACCCTCCGGGCCTTTCGTGTTCTCATCTTGCCTTGCTGTGGGCCTCAGTGTCAAGACCCTGTCTGACTGTCTTGCGATAGAGCGCTGAGTGCCTAAGCACTCAGACCAGATCTCCCATGGTTTAGGCCACTAGGGCGTTCTAGGGATAGCTGGTGTCTGCTTGGCTCCCCGTGGTGGCGTCCCCTTGCTGACAACCAGAACTCTGCCAGCCCTCAGACGGCACGTCAAGGCTTTGCTTGACATTGCTTCGGTGAACATGTATGTGCAGATGCAAACCTCATCACGTAGATGGAAGGAACGCGCGCGTAGACGGCTACAGCGTCTACATCCCTGTAGACAGTCCCTCGCTCATATGAGCGGATATCCTTAGGTAGCCTAACTATTTAGCTCTAAACTGTACACTATGTACAACAATGTCCATCAATGTGGGCACTCTGTATAGCACATGTCGACAAGCCCCTACATACTAGGACATGTCAGGCTGGCCAGCCCCGATCTGAACGTGTTCAGCCTGGATGTGAACGTGTTCAACTGGGGAGGCTGGGTGGGTGCACATGATGTGACATGTCCGACTTGGGGAGGCAGGCGACCCGGGGGTTGTTAAATGGCGCCGTGGGTGGGTGGGTGAGTCCCACCAATTTTTCATCATAAATCATACGTGACCTACGTCACATTGAACCTCAAGAACCCAAGTGTAGCAAGGGTTCTACCTGTGTGACCCAAGTCACATCAACATCTCTGTCCCAGGAATGACAGGGGACGTGTATATACATAGTGAGACTATGTTTAACATAGGCGAACGGAGTCTGAGTAACATGTTAATCAACAGTAGTACGAAGCCCTCAAGGCTTCGTCCCTGCTAGAGAGACATGCTGTCTAACACTGTTAAACAACTGTTTAACATGTTACTGAGTGAAGTCCTGTTACCACAGGAATCCTCTCCCCGTTGGAGGGAACGGCCCCCTGAAGGGGCCGAGACCGTGGTAGTTAAGCCGCACGGCGTTTGAGTAGCATAGAAGGGTAGACATGTTTGCCCTAGGTTAAGGGGGTAGTCATGGCTAAGGTGTACGTCGACGCGGTTGGTCGTCAGACTCTGAGGGATCCTCGGAAGAAGAACATGGTGTCGCAGAAGGACCGGAAGGCAGTGATCATCCGGTACCTGAAGAACAGCAAGACCATCAAGGAAGCTTGCCTTGATCTCGGCATCACAGAGGCGCAGTACAAGTACATGCGCAAGAGTGATCCTTCGTTCCGTGAAGAGACGGACCGGCTGAGGATGATGACACTCAGCTCTTCAGGAGCTGAGGACAATCGGACCAACATCGGACCCTTCGATGAATGGTGCAAGGAGTATCTGGACACGCAACTCTTCAGTCACCATATGCAGTGGGTTGACTTGCTGGAGGGTCGCGAACCTCGCGACCTTCACGAGAACCAGACTTACATCCCTGGTCAGCCTGAGTTCCTCCTGATCAACACTCCGCCCGAGCATGCTAAGTCCACGACGATCACGATGAACTATGTGACGTACCGGATCTGCCAGGATCCTAACATCCGAGTCATCATCGTCTCCCAGACTCAGGAGATGGCTAAGCGATTCCTCCGAGGGATCAAGGACAGGCTTGCGTCGGAGAACAAGAACTACCAGAAGCTTCAGGTCGACTTCGCCCCCGAGGGCGGATTCGATGCTGGTTCGGCAAGCTGGACTGCTGACTCTATCTACATCTCCTCTTCCGCTCGTGAGAGCGGAGAGAAGGATCCCACCGTTCAGGCTCTGGGTATCCAGGGTCACATCTATGGTAGCCGTGCTGACCTCATCATCCTCGATGACTGCGTGACGGGAAAGAACGCTCATGAGTATGACAAGCAGATGGATTGGCTTCAGCGTGAGGTCTACAACCGCTTGTCTTACCCTGGCGGTCGGATCCTTCTGGTCGGAACCAGGCTTGCGCCTGTGGATCTCTATGGAGAGATCGTCAAGGACGAGTATTACGGTGAAGACGAATCACCTTGGACCTATCTTACCCAACCTGCTGTTCTTGAATTTGCCGATGATCCCGGATCATGGAAGACGCTCTGGCCTAGGACTAACCGTCCGCCGGTCTCGCTAATCGGACGCAACCTTGTAGAGCAGGATGAAGATGGACTCTGGCCCATGTGGACCGGTGAGGCGCTCAAAAAGCGCCGTGCCGCTATGTCTCCACGTAACTGGGCTCTGGTCTATCAGCAGGAGTCGATGCTCCAGGATGCCATCTTCACGATGGAAGCTGTCAAGGGTTCTGTTGATGGAATGAGGTCCACGGGGCCTATGGCCCGTGGTGCTCCGATGCACCGCACCAACGGCATGGACGGCCTCTACATCATTGGCGGATTCGACCCCGCCATTACTGGAGACTCTGCCGCTGTGGTGATCGGAGTCGATCGCTTCAATGGCGATCGCTGGGTTCTGGATGTCTGGAACAAGGGGCGGATCAAGCCTGAGGACATCTTTGACAAGATCAAGGAACTGACGGTCAAGTACAACATGAACGAGTGGCGTATCGAGAAGAACGCTATGAACATCATGGTTACTCAGAACCGCGAGATCCGATCCTTCCTCGCATCCCGTGGATGCCTGCTGCGAGAGCACTTCACTGGCAACAATAAGTGGGATGCGGACTTTGGTGTGGCTTCCATGTCCAGCCTGTTCGACGGCTGGGAGAGTAAGAAGCAGCTCATCCACCTCCCAGGCCGTTCGCCTGGTGAGTCGATGAAGTCGATGATCGAGCAGCTCACCACGTGGGAGCCGCTCCCTCCGGGGGCGAAGAGCAAGAAGAAGACTGACCTTGTCATGGCTCTCTGGTTCGCAGAGATCCGGGCGAGAGAAGTTGTGGGCGAAGGCTCAGTGCAGTTCGCAACACCTAACCCTTACCAGTCGGCGAGGGACAAGCAGAAGACAGTCTCAATCGATCTTGACTACATGGGCATGGCAGCCCTAGAGCAGGGTAAGGGTGTCTTCCATGGATTCTGAGGAGAAGTAAGTGGTTACATTCGTTCCCCGTTCCGAGCTCGGCTGGCCTGCCAGCGCGGCCCCCGAACAGCTCACTGCCTATGGCGTGAAGATTCACTATGAGGGCACGGCCGTCAACATCGACTCACATGATGAATGCATAGACGAGGTTCAGGCAATCCGTCGTTCCCATCTCGCAAACACTTCCGAGAACTACAGCGACATTGCCTACAACCTTCTGGTCTGTAAGCATGGCTATGTGTTCGAAGGCCGGGGGCGCCGCAAGCGCACCGGAGCCAATGGTAACCAGGAGTTGAACCGAGCTCACTATGCCATCTGTGGTCTGCTTGGTGATAGCGGTGACACGGAGCCGACGCCGGAGATGATTGATGGAATCAAGTGGGGCATCTCCTTCCTCCGTCAGGACTGCACGAGCAAGGACATCGGTGGGCATCGCGACGGTTACGCTACCTCATGCCCTGGTGAGCCGCTCTGGCGGCTCGTCCAGAATGGTGGCCTTGAACCTGACGGCTCGCTCCCGCCGAAGCCTTCCCCCGTCTACGCTCCGTTCCCTGGCTCCAGCTTCTTCCGTCTCGGCAAGGAGCATCCACTCATCCTGGCGATGGGCAAGGCCCTCGTTCGCGAAGGCTACACCGGCTACTCGGTCGGTCCGTCCACCAAGTTCGAGCGTGGCGACATCAAGGCTTATGCCTGGTTCCAGCGCAAGCTTGGCTATGGCGGCAGCGATGCCGACGGCTATCCCGGCGCTAGTAGCTGGGCCAAGCTGAAGGTTCCACAGTCTTAGAAGGAGGTTAACGCATGGCGCTTTCAAACGAACAAATCTTCCAGAAGGTCGAAGCACTGCGCCGCGCTAACCAGGACGCTGACCAAAGGGCGCGCGACGTCCATGACGTCCGCTCTGGTGATATCGAAAGTGTGATGCCTGGGTCCATGCCTGACGCATGGCCCAAGCCCATCGTGGCCAACATGATTGATACGGCCGCACGTGACATCGCTGAAGTCATGGGCCAGATGCCTAGCATCAACTGTGCATCTGGTGTCATGACTACAGACAAGGCGAAGCGGTTCTCTTCCAAGAGAACCAAGATTGCCAACCACTATGTCCAGAACAGCCGCCTTCAGGCTGGCAAGCAGATCACGTTCTTCGACTACTACAACTCGTACGGCATGGCTGTCTATGTTGTAGAGCCAGACTTTGAGGATCAGGTTCCCCGCATCCGTGTGGAGAATCCGATGGGCGCGTACCCAGAGTTTGATCTCTGGGGACGAGTGAAGTCTTACAGTCGCATCTGGCGTGAAGAGGCGATCCATCTTGTAGCTAAGTATCCATCACTGATCCGGATCCTTCAGGCCAATGAGACTGGAGGGCCAACTCAGACGTGGGCCCAGCGGGAAGTGGAGATCGCCAAGTATTGCGATGCTGACCAGATCGTCATCTATCTCCCATCCCACAGCAACACCGTCGTGGAGCGGATGGACAATCCGCTCGGTAAGGTCTATGTATCCATTGCCAGGCGACCCGGCTATGACAGTGAGACTCGTGGTGCATTCGATGATGCTGTCTGGGTCCAGCTAGCTAAGGCTCGCATGGCTCTCCTGGGCCTTGAGGCCACAGAGAAGGCAGTACGTGCTCCACTGGTTGTGGACCGCACTACGACCAATATGACGTTCGGTGATGATGCAATCATCCGCTCGGACAATCCAGAGAAGCTAAAGTATCTGGTCCGAGATGTTCCAGACTACGCAACCCGCGAGGGTGGTCTTCTGGACATGGAGGCACGTCAGGCCATGCGCTCGCCTGAAGCTCGCTCCGGCAGCCTCAAGGCATCCATCATCACCGGCAAGGGCGTAGAAGCCCTCATGGGCGGCTTCGATACTGTCATCAGTACCGGCCAGGCCGTAGGCCGTGAGGCTCTACAGCGAGCCCTCATGCTGTGCTTCGAGATGGATGAGAAGCTCTGGCCTAACATCGCTCGCACCATCACGGGCGTAGTTCAGGGAACTCCCTTCGAGGAGACCTACGTACCATCCATTGACATCGCCGGTAGTTACACTGCCGACGTGTCTTACGGTTTCGCTGCGGGCACTGACCCCGCTCGGGCCATTGTGGCAATGCTTCAACTCCGAGGTGACCAACTTCTTTCCAGAGACTTCGTGCAGCGTCAGCTGCCGATGGAACTCGATGTGGCCCAACTTCAGGTCCAGATCGACACAGAACAGTTCAATGATGCGCTGAAGCAAGGGGTGATGGCCTACATGCAGTCCATCCTCCCGATGGCGCAACAGGGTGCTGGCGATCCCGTAGACGCTCTCACAAAAATCAGCAAACTCATGAAAGAACGTGAGAAGGGTACGTCAATCGCAGACGCTGTACTGAAGGTGTTCAAGCCAAAGGAGCAGCCCGCAGGGGCTGCACCACAAGACCCGATGGCAGCCCTTATGGGTGGTGGAGGACAGCCGGGAGCTCAACCTGGTGGCGCCCCTCCAGGCGGCGGTGAGTCACCACAGAACATGGACATGATGTCACTTCTCGCTGGCATGACCGGCAAGGGTGAACCTACAATGTCGAGCAAGGTCCAACGCAGAAGTGCTATTTAAGGAGTACGTATGGCAGCGGTAGGTTTTGAATTCCCGAATCATCCAAAGGTCGGTGACTGGGAAACGCTACAGGGTGGCACCCTAGAGGTCCACATGCAGGATTCGCTGGAGTCTGGCAACAGTGGCGGTACGCGCCCTATGGGCTACGTCGCCGGTGCTGGCACCTGGAACTCTCTGCTTCTCCCTGTTGTCCCGGTTACTCGGGGCGGCGGGACGATGGCCAAGTAAGGAGAAACGATGGACGAGGGCTGGGATACAGTAACGGGCTACAAACCACAGCGGCACGACAAGTGGTCGGTCCTTGTTCGTCTTTCTAATTACGCACTGAATGTAAGCAGGGCTACTGCCCTGCTCTTCGACCAGGCAACCGAAGCGCTGATCGAGCATCAGCTTCAGCTGGACATTGACCGAGGCTTTAAGGAGATCACTGATGGGTACCCCAGTATCGGGCCCGGGTCAGTTCAGCAAGAGGACTGACAAGGCTGTAGAGAACGCCAACCAGTCCTTGCCGAACGCTGGCTACGGCGAGCAGAAGGCTTATCAAGAGCAGAAGCAGGGCGCGCCGATGGCCGCTGGCGGCAATCCTGACTTCGCCGCCATGTTCGGCGACGCCGCCAGTCGGGTAGTTCCTATGAACGCTCCAACCAATCAGCCTGACATCCCAGTCACGAACGGCGCCGCAGCGGGCGCTGGAGCAGGGATGAGCGCTCTCGGCCTACCAAATCAGGCGAAGGCCGATCTTCAGTCTCTCGCTCCATATCTTCCGGTCATGGAGTTCATGGCCAATCAGCCTGGCGCAAGCTGGGCTATGCGTAATCGAATCCGAGAGCTGAAGGGGCAGATGTAATGGCTGACCTTGAGTATCAGTACGGCGGGCAGTGGTTCAATGACATGGGTTCGCTGGTGTTTAGCTTCCCAAGCGAACCCGCCCTTGGTATCGACATCGCACGCGCTGGGCTCACTAGAGCCCAGGCTAACGACATGGCAACGGCCCTCATCAAGGGCGGTGCCCCGGCGCCGCAGACTCCGGGGATGACCTAGGAGTCTAAGTGGCAACCGACCCCAACCAGAATGATCTCCAGCTGATCTCGGACAACGTCCTCAACAACAACTATCGGTTCGACGATCTGCCCGACCAGGTCAAGAACAAACTGTCTACCTACTGGCAGTCGCAGGCTCCGGCAGACAAGACGACCGGTCAGCCTGACCTGAATGCGCTAGCTCAGCAGCGGAACGCATCTCGCGATTCCGTTGGAGGCATGCCATTCTTCCTCAAGCCGATTGAGGCTCTGGGCTCCGGACTCTACTGGCTCTACTCGCAGACCATCTCTCCCGCCGTTAGCACGCTTGCGCTGGGAGCGCACCGCGCCATCTACGGCAAGGAAGCTGGAGATCAGTACGCTGGTGACTTCTGGGGAGTTCAGGATGCGAAGGACCTTTGGTCTGACGCTCACAAGGTTTCCCCCGGTCAGGCGATCTGGCAGCTCGGTCTCAATAACAAAGAGCTGAGCGATCGGGGCATCTCGCCCAACCAGATGGCCATGGACAAAGACCTCATGGCTAAGGGTGGCTTCAAGGCGGGCGAACGGCCCGCCTACATGGGCTACTACGGCACGGGTGCAGCCAAGTGGGTTACCGGCACCACGGACTTCGCGCTCTCCTGGTATGCCGATCCCGCAGTGATCGGACTCAAGACTGCCGGTGCTGCAACGAAGGGGCTCAAGGGCGGAGAGATCACCGCTCAGCTTGAGGCCACCAAGGCTGCGACCGGCAAGCCTGAAGAGGCGTTCAATCGTCTGGCTGAGACGTCTTCTTTCCAAAAGACGGTAAACATGCTTGATGATATCCGAGTGAACAACCCGGACAACGGTGCACTCATCATGCGTGATCGACTGAAGGTAGTAGACCAGTCTGCTAATGGTGACGTGTTCGCTCGCATTGCCATGCAGGCTAAGTCCAAGGATGAGATCCAGGATCTCCTGCGTATCACCATGGGTGATACTGCCGGTCAGCTTTCCCTTCAGATGAAGAGCGCTGTACTGGATGCAGAGATCAAGACCATCACAGCCAAGCAGACTGCATTGCAGACCAGCTTTGCTAGCTGGTCTCCCGCCCGCCAGGCCAGTCCACTAGGTGTTCGTGTGGGCACGGTGATGGAGCAGCAAGAGAAGACCATTGCTCGGATGGAAGCCGATCACGGCATCCTCTCGGACAAGATGACCCTCTTCAAGTCCATCGATAACCTGCACTATAACGAGATCCTCACTCCGGCTGCACTGTCGGCCAAAGATACTGATCTGGTCTCTGGCGCTGTAAGCGCCAAGCCCATGACCGGACAGGGAGCCGTCAAGGGAATCGTCAACACTGCATACAATGCAGGTGGCATTCTCCCGATCAAGTTGGTTCGCACCTACAACGACATCAAGCCTAGCTACTTCATCGATCTCCATGCTGAGGATTCCTACAAGGAACTCAACGCAGCGCTAATGGAACACAAGGGTCTGCCTCGCGACACTCGTGAAGCGATGGTCTCTGACTACATCAAGGCCACACCCAATGAGCGTCAGCGGGTTCTGGTTGACATCGAGAACAACGTTGTTCACAAAATGGTCGATGACTATAACATCAGGAACCCTGAGGCTCAGATCGATCGGGCTATAGCTGGGGATCTCTATGATGACTTCGTGACTCGTCGACAGGGAACTCAGGCTGCCGCCTCAAAGCGGCAGACTTACGGTTCGGCAAGGATCGAAGACCCTACCGCTCCGGGTCTTTCTGTTCGCATCGCTGAGATTGATGCGGGTGGTGGACGCATCATCCCTACTCCGATTTTCGATACTCAGCTTGCTAACAATCACATCCTTCTGGACTTCGCCACCATGGAGAAGGCTATCGAGTCTCAGGGACAGAACTTCCAGAAGCTCCGAGACTTCGGAGGGAAGACCTGGCACCAGACAGAAGCCATGGCTGACAGTCTTGGAACCATATGGAAGTTTGCTCAGCTCGCTCGCCTTGGCTATTCACCCCGAGCCATGGCTGACGACTTCCTTGGTCAGCTTGCCCGCTTCGGCGGAGTTATGATGGGCGCTCGCGTCGGCAAGGGAACCACTACCTTCGCTACCGACATGGTGCGCGGCAAGTTCATGAAGGACAGCGTTGAGACTGCTCGCGCCAATATGCAGTTGATCGACGTTCAACTTGGGGATCTGTCTCGGCTGCAAGCTTCTACTAAGGCGGAGATGCTTCGCATTCAGGCTGGCAAGCACACCGTCAGCGTGCAGCGAGAGAAGGCGCTGAACGATACCTACAAGGATGCCACGAGCAAGATCGAAGACCTGAGGCTTCAGCACCACGACTACAGCCAAAGGGCTGCACTCGGATCTCAGATGCGAGACGAGAAGATCGGACGTCAGGTATTCGCTGGACCTTACGCAGGCAAGGAGGGTGAGCTCTTTCAGGACCTCTCTGCCGGTCAGCGTAATTTCGCCAACTCCATGGGCAACGCTGGTGACTGGTACCTCCGCCGTATGCGGCGGGGTAACTGGGTAGATGTGAGTGTCGGCTCCGTTGGAGCCGAGAAGCACATGGAAGCCTGGCATCGAGTAGTCAATGACCAGATCGGTCAGTCTGCCATTGGCCGCCTTGCCCTTGAAGGCAAGAGCGAGAACGAGATTCTCAACTGGATGCGCACCACCCCGGAAGGTAAGGCCTACCGCAAGGATATTGGCCTTAAGCATCAGCCTGACATAGAGCTGGCCCGTGGGGTCATCAAGTATGTGGATGACATCATGCCTATCGCTGGACCTGGCATGCGTGAAGCTCGACTGGCAGCAGCCAAGGGTGAACTGACCACGGATATGCTGGAAAAGCTTCCGGCAAGGAACCGTCCAGACGTAAACGCTGAGATGTTCAGCAACATTGAAGGTCGCGGTGCTGTCTCTCAGTTCATGGACAACACGATCGAGTCCTTCTACAAGTGGTCCAACCAGATGCCTGCCACTCACCTACTCCGTAACCCGCTCTTCGGTCAGCAGTACAGGGCCAACCTCGCAGACGCTATGAAGCGTCTGGAGATTCAGGGAACCACGCACGTAGATGAAGCAACCAGGAAGATCCTTGAGTCCAATGCAAGGCGTGCAGCACTGAGAGACGTCAAGAGCTTCACCTTCAACATGGACCATGAAACCAAGCTGGCCTATAGCATGCGCCATTTCGGCGCATTCTTCGGAGCTCAGCAGGAGTCGTGGAACCGATGGGCTCGCATCATCTCCGACAAGCCGCAGGTTCTTGGCCGCGTCTCTCAGATCTACGGCGCGCCTTCAAGGGCAGGTATGGTCGTCGACACTGACGGCAATCCAGTCGATGCATCCGGCTATGTCACGGATCCAGTAACGGGAGAGAAGAAGCTCACGCAGTATGGTGAGCGTAAGATCCTTGTTCAGGTGCCTGAGTATCTGGGAGGCAAGGCCATGAATAAGGCTCTTGGTCTCGATGAGGATGCTAGTTTCGTTGTCCCGATGTCCAGTCTCAACATTGTGCTTAATCATGGCGACGGGTATCTGCCCGTTGGGGCGGGTCCCTTCGTGCAGATCGCAACGAACCACTTCGCGAAGGAAGATCCGAATCTGGCAGATGTTGCCAGACGGTTCGGCGTTCTTCCGTTCGGCCCGCAGGACAGCATCATGAACTTCATCAACCCGACCACCGGTAAGCGGATGAACGAGTCGATGGATGACCGGTCTGCAACTAAGCAGCGGACGTTGTTCTACGCCATGCAGGTCGAGCATTACAAGTACGAGAACGGATTGAGGAAGACTGAGCCTCAGTGGGGTGAACTGCTCGATAGGGCAGATCGCTGGTCCTGGTTCAGGACTGCGGCAGCTTTCGGGCTGCCGTTCAGCCTCAATGCTCAGGATCCTTACCAGTATTTCCGTGACGAATTCTCTCGGATGCAGAAGCTAGACGCCAACAGTGCGGACGAGAAGTTCTACGAGAAGTACGGCGATTCGTTCTACATGTTCTCTCGCTCGATGTCTCAGAACAACACCGGAGTCAAACCTACCGTTGAAGGCGTCCAGATGTCCGCTTACTACAAGGATCTCATCGACAAGGTGGGCTCCGAGTATGCAGGCCTGATCGTCGGTGACGAAGGCAATGGTGACTACTCCAACGGAGCGTACTTCTATCAGAAGACGCACTCTGCCGGTGCTGGCTCTAACCAGACTCAGCGTGTCCAGCTTTCTGCCCAGGAGGCCTGGAAGAAGGGCAAGGTTGCTGAAGGCTGGCAGCAGTATTCCAAGGCTGTCGACATGATCAATGCTCAACTCTTCAAGGCTGGCTTCAAGACATACGATGATCCTGGAGCTGAAGGCTTGAAGAATCTGAAGACAGCACTTGTGACCTTGCTGACCAAGCAGGAACTCGATGGCAAGAAGAACAGCTTCTACAACGAAGCCTGGGAACAGGAGTTCAACTCCATGGACAAGGGTAAGTATGATCGCAATGCAGCTCACTTGTACACGATCGCTACTGACCCCGAACTGTGGGCGAAGGCTGTGAATCCAGACGGATCCGTTGGGATCCGTTCTGACATTTACACCCTGAAGGCCTACCTGGATAATCGTCGGCAGATGCAGAAGAGTCTACTCATCCGCAAGCAGGCTGGTGGATCTGATGACATCAACACTCAGCAGAACGAAGACCTCAAGCACTCTTGGAATCAGTTTACGCTGAGCCTTCTTGAGGCTGATACTCGTTTCAGTTGGGTACATAGCCGTTACTTCGGTAATGACATGGGCTTCAATCAGGATACGGCCGTAGCCGAACGAGGAACGACTACACAGTTGGGGGTGCAGAGTGGCGCTGTATGAACCGATTCCTACACCATCTCCGGGTGAAGCTCCGCCGGATCTGTATTCCGCCATGAGTCGACAGGCTCAATCCACGGCTACCGCCGCAGGACCGAGCTCCAAGGATCCTGCGGTATTCCTCGGCTACAAGAATAACCCGGCAGCGACCACTCCAACCTTGGGGGTTCCATACGCGCCGGGCTACAAGCAGCCGGGATCCATGTTCGTAGCTGGGTCACCGGGATCTTTCGCCACATCGACGCCCGGTCGAGTAGCAGATTTCGGTACGGTCAGCTCTGTCACCGCCCAGTTCTATTCATGGGATCAGGCAACCAAGGACAAGTTCCTTGCTCAGGCTGCTCTCGCTGGATACGACACGAGCAACATGAAGGACGGTCAGCTTGCGGCCTTGTGGGGTAACTATGTAACTCAGGCTGCGCAGTATTACGGCAGCGGAGTGGCTGTTACTCCGTGGGACATTATGGCCAAGGACAGAGCGCAGCGTGAAGCTGCGCAGCCGAGGTCGGTCACACAGAAGAGCACCTCTTACGATCTCTCCACATTCGGAGATGCAAGAGCGATCTTCTATACGGCAGCTCAGCAGCTGCTCGGACGTGATCCCACTAAGGCTGAGGCCACATCCTTCCAGGCCGCCCTGAACAAGATGGAGCGGGCCAATCCGACTATCACCACTACGACGTCTAACTATCTGGGTCAGGAACTTCAATCCCAGAACTCCACCACTGAAGGTGGAGTCAAGGAGGGTGCTCGCCAGATGGAGGCAATGGACATGGCTAAGGCCAAGCCGGAGTACGGTGCCTATCAGGCGGCTACGACTTACTTCGATGCCCTCATGAACACGATTGGCGGAATGAAGTAATGGCTGTCAATGGAGCAGACATCGTGAAGTTCGCTCAGAAGTATCTGGGCACACCTTACGTATGGGGAGGCGACTCCCTCACGCAGGGAGTTGACTGCTCCGGCCTGGTCCAGCAGGTCTACAAGAACTTCGGGCTGAATGTCGGCCGCACTACCTTCACCCAGATCGGTGAGGGTAAGGCGGTTGGCCAGTCCGAGCTTCAGGCCGGAGACATGATCTTCTTTGATACCGACAAATCAACGGCGGGACCTGATCACGTTGGAATCTATATCGGGAATGGTAAGTTTATCCATGCACCCCGACCTGGAAAGTCTGTGGAGATCGCTGACATGCGATCCGGCTACTACCAGAAACTATTCATGGGAGGACGCCGCATCTCCGGCATTGAGGGAGGTGGCCAGGCAACACCAGGCGACTCTGATTCTTTCGGAGGGCAGCCAAAGCTTTCTCCTGAGGAACTGGCTGCCAGTTACGGCTGGGCCTACGGATTCCTGAACTCGATCCCTGAAGTCAAGGGAGTGTTCGAGCAGGCGGTAGAGAACACATGGTCTTCTGACATGTTCTCAGCAAAGCTGCGTGATACGAAGTGGTTCCAGGAGAACTCATCCACCATGAGGAAGGCGGCCCTGGAGAAGCAGACCGATCCTGCAACTTGGGCAGCCAAGGCTGGAGCCACCAAGATTCAGATCCAGATGATTGCCGCCCAGATGGGTGCGGTCATCCCCGGTGGACAGCTCGACAAGATCGCAGACCAGGCTCTCACCATGGGAATGGATGAGGCTAGTCTCAAGAACATCCTTGGTGGTTACGTCACCTTCACCGATAAGGGCACGCTCACCGGTCAGGCTGGCATGTTCGAGAAGACTATGCGTGAGTATGCATATCAGCAAGGTATCGATACGAACTCCCAGTTCATCAAGGAGCGAGCTCAGCTCGTTGCTCGTGGCATTGCTACTGAGCAGGACTTCAAGAGTGAGATGACGCTTCAGGCGTCATCTGCCTATCCGGCATACGCTAAGCAACTCCAGGCTGGCACGACCATGATGCAGATCGCCAATCCTTACATTCAGATGATGGCTAAGGATCTGGAGATTCCAGTAACCAGCATCAACCTGAAGGACAACATGATCCGACAGGCGCTCAATGGAGTAAATCAGGCTGGCCAGCCGGTAGGCATGGATCAATCCACATTCCAGGGTCTCATCCGTCAGGATCCTCGCTGGGCTCAGACTCAAGGAGCTCAGAGTAGCGTCATGAAGGCTGGCATGCAGGTGCTTAAGAGTATGGGCATGGCATGATCGCGGCCTTATTGGCCGCGTCTATCTTCCTTGGAACTCCAGCTCACATTCCCGACCCTGAGCCAGTCACATATAGCGTAAGGGAAGTAACGGTGGCCCTCTCATTTGAGCAGTTCTTCAGGGCTATCGCTGAACAGGAGTCCGGCAATGACTACGGCGCTCTTGGTGTGTGGACTGGTGGAGATCGAGCCTACGGCAAGTATCAGGTCATGGGGGCGAACATCCCCTCATGGACCAAAAAGCATTATGGCAAGTCCCTCACTCCGTCACAGTTCCTCAATAGCGAAGCGGCCCAAGAGGCCGTAGCTCGCGGTGTACTTCAGGGCTACTGGGATCAGTACGGCGCTAGAGGCGCCGCTGCGGCCTGGTATTCAGGGAATCCCAAGCTATCCGAATCGACCAAGTCTCAGTACGGTGGTCCGTCAGTCAAAGAGTATGTCGACTCAGTCTTGTCTAAGGCTGGCGGCATGTCAGATACGGGCGGTGGTACCGGATCCTCGGGAGGGGGAAGTTACAAAGTGCCAGCACTTGATTCAAAGGAACTAGCCGAACAGTACGGCTTTGCGTACAACTTCCTCAACTCCATCCCCGAGCTGAAGAAGCTCTTCGAGTCCGCCGTTGGCGGCGGCTGGTCGAAGGATATGTTCTCGGCGAAGCTGAGGGACACCGACTGGTTCAAGACCACTCCTGCCGATCAGCGTAAGTGGCTTCTGGAGATGTCGTCCGATCCTGCGACGGCAAACCAGAAGTGGGATCAGATGAACATCAAGTCGCGACAGATAGCCGCGAAGCTTGGCATCATCGAGAATGATTTCACTTGGGACAAGATCCATGAAGCCACCAACGGCATGCTGTATAAGGGCTGGGATGAGGGCTATGCCCGTTTCTATCTCGGTCAGTACGTAGATCTCATCTCCACCGGTCAGCAGCAAGGCGAGGCTGGCCAGTATTGGGATCAGCTACATCAGTATGCCTACTCCATGGGAGTAGAGCAGTCGCCGGAATGGTACCAGTACAGGGCCCAGCTGGTCGCCAGAGGCATTGCCACAGTACAAGACTACAAGAGTGAGATCAGCCTTCTAGCGAAGGCTCAGTTCCCTCAATGGACGAAGCAGATCGAAGGCGGCCAGACGGTTGCCGACATCGCCCAGCCCTATCTCCAGTCCATGGCTACAGTGCTGGAGCTTCCCGCTGGAAGCGTGAATCTCTTCGACAATACAATCAAGAGTGCACTCAGCTACACGGACAGCAAGACGCTAGAGAAGGGCGCCAAGCCTCTCTGGCAGTTCGAGAACGACCTTCGCTCGGATCCCCGATGGAAGCAGACGAAGAATGCTCAAGACTCGCTGATGCAGGTTGGGCATAAGGTGCTGGCCGACTTCGGTCTCAAGTATTAGGAGTAGGCATGGCACTCACACCACAGCAACAGCTCGAAGCGAACCGGCTGCTAATGCAGCAGGCTCAGACTGACTATGACACCTTCACTCGTGATGCCGCTCAGAACCCTGGCATGGCTGACAACTTCAATGCTCAGGCTGCTGAAGCCCAGGAACGGCTGAAGAAGTACACCAACCAGTACAACGAGCAGCAGAACAACGTTTACTCCAGTGAAGGTAACTATGACAAGCTTCTCAGTGGATCAAACCGAGACGCTTACCTTTCACTGAAGACGCTGTTCGAGGGTATCGGTCTCGGCTCGCTGGCTGGCAAGATCTTCGACTACGTGAAGAACGGTTACAGCAGCGATACCATCTCCATACTCCTCCAGGATTCGGACGAGTACAAGAAGAGGTTTGCGGCCAACGAAGTCCGCAAGAAGGCTGGTCTTAACGTCCTCAATCCTGCCGAATACATCGCGGCAGAGAACAGCTATCGCCAGATCCTCAAGCAGTCGGGTCTCCCCAAGGGATTCTATGACAGCAATGAGGACTTCGTAGGCTTCCTTGGTGGTGACGTCTCCCCGACTGAGCTTCAGGGGCGAGTTAACCTCGCCACTCAGGCCAGCACGCTAGCCAACGCTTCTATGAAGCAGGCTCTTCAGCAGATGGGCATCGGTCAGGGCGAGATTGCAGCCTATTTCCTTGACCAGAACAAGGCGATGCCATTCATCCAGAAGGCTGCCGCTAAGGCAGCCATCGGGGCGGAAGCTCTACAGCGTGGATTCGCATTTGATCAGGCTTACGCTGATGAACTCGCCACTTCTGGCGTCTCCAGGGATCAGGCGGCTCAGGCCTATAGCAGGATCGGTGACCAGTTCAACACCTTGCAGTCGCTTGGCAATGTCTATGGCGGAGGCTGGACTCAGCGTCAGGCCGAGGAAGACGTCTTCCGTGGAGGCAACGCAGCTTCCGAACAGAAGCGGCGATTGATCGCAAGTGAACGAGGAAACTTCTCCGGCTCCGCAGGAACAGGCCGTTCAGGCCTGGCTCAACATGGTGGCCAGAGGTAAGAGGATCGGTCGTAGCTCAATGGTAGAGCGATGGTCTCCAAAACCATTCATGGAAGTTCGATTCTTCCCGGCCGGGCTGAGTTGGTAGCTCAATGGTAGAGCGCTGCGTTGTGGTCGCAGTGATGAGGGTTCAATTCCCTCCCATCTCCCCACGGAATATAGCGAAGAGGTAACGCGCCTGCTTTGGGAGCAGGAGATCGCTGGTTCGATCCCAGCTATTCCGACCAGTACATCTAAGTCAGGCAAGGTGTGCTCGTATCCGCAAGTCCTGACGCAATCAGAACGAGCTCAGCCGGGATCCCCTAGCTTCCGGTTGTTTGGCGTTCACAACCTATAGGAGTACGCATGAACGAGTGGGGCTTTAACGACGAGGCGAACGACGGCAACCCGGCCAACACCAACGAAGGTAACGGCGGCGGAGGTCTGCGACAGTTTGCGGAAAGCCAGAAGGCGGAAAATGAGAAGCTCAAGAATCAGCTGGCCGCGATTCAGGGTGAGCTTAACCGTCAGAAGGTCGAGTCTACTCTAGCTACGCTTGGTATCCCCATCGAGGCTGCATCGCAGTACCGGGGAGAGCTCGAACCCGAGAAGGTTCGAGAGTGGGCAACTAACATGCAGTCTATTTTTGGTGGGGCTCAGGCTAACGCAACCCCACACCCCGGCAATCCTGTCACTCCCGTGGCTCCGGCGCCTTCGCTGCCGGACTCCATGGCCGCCCAGTATCAGCGCATGTCGGAAGCGGGAGCTTCCGCTCAGGGCGTTGGTAATGCTGAAGCACTGAGTTCCAGGATTGCTGATGCTACCAATATTCAGGACCTGATTGGTGCATGGAAGACTATGCATTAAGCAGTCCTAACTCCGAAAGGATGTGAGCCCCGAAGCATGAAGCGATGCAGTAAGTGTCAGATTGACAAGTCTGTGGAAAGCTTTCATCGCAGTAAGAAATCTAAGGATGGGCGCCAGTCGACCTGTTCCGCCTGCAATAAGAAGCGCCTAAGCACTCCAGAAAATGTGGAGCGAAGGCGAGCTCTTTCATGGCGAGCGTGTCTGAAGAAGTTTGGCATCACCGAAGATGACTACAACAAGATGTTCGAATCTCAGCTTGGTCTGTGCGCAATATGCCACAAGCCTGAGGCTGAGATCAAGCTCGCTGTTGATCACGATCACGATACCGGTAGGATTCGTGGCTTGCTCTGCAAGAAGTGCAACATGGGTATCGGACTACTCGGCGATAACCCTGACACGCTAGCTACTGCGTTGCTTTACTTGCGTAGGGCATCAAATAGCTAACGCATACACTGGTACCGCCGCAATGGCGAACCTTGTCCAGCCTACCTTTGACCGGGCGCTGGAATTCGAGCTGCGAGCTGCGACGCTCTTCCGTCAGATTGCTGACAAGCGTCCAGTCCAGCAGGCCATGCCTGGCAGCTCGGTTACGTTCGAACTGTACCGTGACCTCGCGGTCCAGAAGACTCCACTCAATGAGCTTGTTGACCCGGACGCGGTTGCCAACGGCAACCCGACCACGGTGTCCGTCACTCTGAATGAGTACGGTAACGCCATCCTGGTCTCCAACAAGCTGGATCTGTTCTCCTTCACCGACGTCACTGCCGGTCTGGTTAACATCGTTGCGTGGAACATGATCGATACCGTTGACGGTATCGTGCAGGATGTTCTTGCTGCCGGTACTCAGACGCTTCGGCGTAACGGTGCCACTGGCGCGCTCGGTTATGGTTTCGGCTCCACGCCTACCAACCCCGTCGCCATCACGCAGATCGACTCTCAGACGGGCGCGGCTCTTGCTAACTCCGTATGGAGTTCGGACATGTCCCGGCGAGCTGTTACTCAGCTCCGCACCAACAAGGTGCACCCGAACAAGGGCGGGATGTACACCGCGTACATCCACCCTCAGGTGTCTGAGGATCTTCAGCGTGAGACGGGTGCGGCTGCTTGGCGTGACCCGCACAACTACAGTGCGGCTGACAACATCTGGGCTGGTGAGATCGGCGCGTACCACGGTGCGGCCTACATCGAGTCTGTCCGTTGCCAGAACGTGCAGTCCGGTGCAGGTGCGGGTGGTACTCAGACCCGCGTCTACAACACCTACTTCACCGGTCAGCAGGCTCTTGCCGAGGCTGTCGCTGAAGAGTTCCACACCGTTCAGGGTCCGGTTGTCGACAAGCTGACCCGTCACCAGCCCTTCGGCTGGTACGGCGTTGCTGGTTGGACGCTCTACCGTCCCGAGGCGCTGCTCATTGGCCAGTCTGCCGCGTCTGCGCGTCCGGCTGCGTAACCAGTTGGGGAAGTTGTGTCGTGCCATTAATTTGGTGAATGCGACACAACTTCCCCTTCTCCCTTGAAGGAGGGAACATGTCGGGTACTGACCCGCAGGCTTTTACTCAGCGCATTACCAGCGCTGCAACGACCGTAACGGCTAACGACTATCACGTTCACATTGTGGCCACGTCTGCTGTTACCGTCACTCTTCCGGACTCTGAGACTGCGGCTGTTGTTGGTCGTCCGTTCTATATCACCAAGGACGCTGGCGCATTCGCTATCACCATCTCCGGCGCTGATGCCGGAGATACCATTAATGGAACCGCAACCATTGCCCTCGCCTCTGGCGCGTTCCACGGAGCGTACCTGGTGAATACCGGCGATGTCTGGGTTGCGCTGGCTCTGTATTAAGAGAAGGGGGCCTCAGTGGCCATCTGGCTTTACACCAATAACACGGTCGCTGAGGCTCCCTTCGCTTGGTCTCCTCTGATGGAGAGATACAAGCTCAATCGAGCGATCTCCACATTCGAGACCAGCCCGGGAATCTATCAGGAGACCCGCTTCGATTCTTATACGGATGAGCTGGACGTGCTAGCGTCCGGCCTCCACTACTTCCGTGGTGGCTACGAGCATTATGTAGACGACGCCATCAAGGACAGTCTGCTCAACTCGAACGTAGCGACGGAAGCGAACTTCACGTTCCTTAGTGGAACGGTTCCCTCGAACGCCATCAATCTCAACGTACCTGCGGAGGAGTTTTGAGAAACATAACTCTCTCCGAGACTACGGTTGCCCAGTCTCTGGACTTCGACCAGCCGAACCAGTGGATGTACGTTGGTCAGATCATTCAGGGTGGGCGTCAGCTGGCCGGAGAGCCAGCTCCAGTGAGCGACGTAGATCGAGTCAACAATGGAGACATCTCCATCAACCGCCTGAACATGGATGGAACGCTGGACTCCAACATGTACATACGGGGAGCTGGTCACGGTACATCCGTAGCGGTCGCCCCTGACGGGCGACTCTGGATTGATGCAGACTCAAGTAGCAGTGGCTTCGCCCGAGCGGTATCTCTCATTACCTTCCAGCCTGGCGTTACGACTGACAGCAATCTCCTTGCGATCTACAGGCCTTTCGGGCCTGCATCTGGGAGTCACGGTCTGTCGATCTATACTGATCTGCGCTTCGGTAAGGTGATGATTCGTCGCTCGTATCCCGAGGGCGATCCTAACGCAAGACGATACTACTTGTATCACTTGGATGCAGTGATGCTCGGGGACTTCTCCACTCCACTCTTCCAGGTGGATCAGCCAGCTAATCAGCCACCAGATACTCCTGGTGGTATCACCACATTCCAGGGCGGCACGACTTACGGCGACTATCTTTACAGCCTTGAGGGTGACCCGAATATCAGTAACACGTACATCTCCAGACTTCGCTGGGATACGGGAGTGACTGAGTCAAAGGTTCTGCAAGCCACCATCTTCGATGACATCACCTATCGAGAGCCTGAAGGCATGAGCCTTCAGAACTTTCCCGGCAATCACAACGCCAACAAGCTTGTGTTCGGCTTCGCATCCGGCCCTGGTGGGGGCCGTAAGTACAACCTGGCATTCATCCCGACCTTGGGGGCTTCATGACGACGAGCATTAACTACAGGACCGGCAACATTCTGCTGCCGATCGAGCAGCCCCCAACCACGCTTGCGGATGCTCTGTATACCGGCACTGCGCCAGTCATCACGAACACGCAGTCAGCTAACACCACGATCGCTTCGGGGATCAAGTGGGCTCCGGATCCTGTTCCTCTCGCTGGTTCAGACCGGCGGGCAACGTTCACGTATCTCGGAGCAGGAAGCTACATCAATGGCATCGGTGTTCCTGACGTCAACTTCGTTCTCCCGCTCAGTCGGTATCCGAATACCTACGCTTCCGGTCAGTCGAACCACTCATACGAGTTCTGGTTCTATGGCCAGATCTTCGAGCACAAGTACAAGTACATCTCTGGAGCTACGGAGTACCGGCTCTATATCAACGATCAGAAGGTGACCGACCTTACGCAGGACATGCCTGGCCCGCCTACTGCGGGCTCATCCAATGTGCTCAAGGTAGACCTTGGTTCCATCAGTGTATGGAAGATCCGCTTCGAGATGACGACCATGCCATTCGGCGGGGTGTACACGGCTCCGACTGATGTCGTCTGGCCTACACTCACCTCGCCGGGCAGGGTGATGGGCTTCGGTGACAGCATCACTGACGGTTCAGCACAGAACCAGGGTGCCGGTCAAGGCACCTGGCTTAAGCGATTCGGTCGCCTTGTCGGCATTACCGATACGTGGGACCAGTCTCGCGGTTCGACTGGCTACATTACTCCCGGCACGTTCGTTCCACTTCCGGCGCGAGCTCAGCGAGACGTTGTCTTCTACAATCCTGATGTCGTCATCATGTGGGCTGGCTACAACGATCAGACCGTTGATGCTGGACTCCTTGGACAGATCAGTGCTGCTGCATCACAGACTATAGACACCATTCGAGCTGGTCTTCCCAATGTGGAGATCATCATGGGTGGTGTGTGGGAGCCTACTGGCTCCCCAACCCAGTCGCCTATCCTTACGAACGACACTCTCAGGAGTGTCGCCTTCGCTAAGGACATTCCATTCGTGGACATGCAGTCGGGCAAGGTGTATGACCGTTACGAGCAGGTCGTCTTCGATAATGGCGGTCCATGGATCACTTCAACTAACGCCACTGTCTTCATCGGTGCAGACAACGTCCACCCCAACAACGCAGGCCATCAGTACGTGGCCTACAAGTGGTTCCAGGCTTACGCCTCCCTCACGAACTAGGAGTAACAATGGCTGACAAGAAACCAAAGCCTAATCCGAAAGCCAAGCTTGGCTCCGGTGGGCGATTCGCCGCAGTAGAAGCTGCGGCTAAGAAGTCTGGCGCTGCTAACCCAGCGGCTGTTGCTGCCGCTGCTGGACGTAAGAAGTATGGCGCTGCAAAGATGGCGAAGATGGCAGCCAAGGGAAGGGCGAAGGGTAAGTAATGGCTAACGTTGAATACGATCCAGCAAAGATTCCTTGCGATCCACTGTTCGTATCGGAGGGCGATCGCTACTCGATTGACGGACCTGGTGGCTCCTCCATCCTCACGGAGAATAACGAGAAGGGGATCCTTGAGACGAACCTCTTCGAGCACATGCGGAATGGGACGCGAGCTGATCTCAGCTCCAGCCACGATGGATTCCGTCAGGGAATCTACGTAACGAACGACACGATGGGAACTGACTAGTGCCACCCGTTCAGAAGAAGCCAGTATCCGCCTCCTCTGAGAACAACTCGTTCCTCAGCATCGGCGACATCGTCAATATCGTCAATGGCGGTCGGACCCTCCAGAACTATGAAGTTCTGGGGCTGGATGATCGCTTCATTAAGTTCCGAGCTGACATGTCTGTCGCTCCTCAGACCGAAGTGGTGCTCATTCCTTATGCCCAGATCGAAGCGATCGGCCTCGTCAACGAGCGGTAAGAACTGCTCGTCCGCTTGCGTCACGAAGGACCATGAGTCGTTCGGAGCCTGCATGCGTTCCAAGAATCTTAATGTTAAACCCAACCTGATGTTCCAGTCGGAACAGAAGGGCTGGGATACACGGCTGGACCGGCATGCAAGTGCCGTCCGCCAAGGCCTGACTCCGGAGGGGACGAAGACCACGCAGATAGATGCCGCCTTCCGTGAGGTTGGCGGCGCAGCCTAAGGAGCACGATGGCTGAGAACAAGGTTAACGTAGACAACTCGTCCACCAATCCAGTCAATGTGACTGGCACTGTAACCAGCACTCCATCCGGCACCCAGACGGTAGCCGGTACGGTCACGGCTAATCAGGGCACCGCTGCCGCTACTGCGTCAGCATGGCCCACCAAGATAGGCAACGGATCTGCAAACGTAGACGTCTCTCCGACTACTCCATCCGGCTCCGGCAACGCCCTACTGGTGGCGACTGGTCCTCTTACCGCCGGTACGACACTCACGGCAGCTTCCGGTGTTTCCAGCGGAACAGCAGTTGAGTACGGATGCGCCAAGGCGAACACCACTCTGGTGATCGTAGCCAGCGCTGGTGTCAGTGCTGGTGTTGTGGCTCTCGAAGTATCGCACGACAACACTAACTGGTATCGCCACACCACTAGCGTCACTACGACCGCGCCAGGCGTTACTCAGATCTCCATCACTGGAGTCGCCTTCAGGTATTTCCGGGGAGCTATCACCACTGCCATTACTGGCGGTACGGTGACTTGCACCATCATGGCTACCGGATAGGAGTTAGTCATGGCTCAGCTCAACGTAAACGTTGACAACACCGTAGGTGTGCCGGTCAATGTAACCACTGGCGCATCCATTGTAAGCACTACGTCTGTACGTAGTGCCTCCATTAAGGGTGTCTACGTATTCTCGATCTCCAATATTCCTGGAGTCGTAGCAGCCAACAACTTCATCAGCCTCTTCAATCCAGTGGGTAGCGGTAAGACCGTAAGCTTCGGGTCTGCCTTCATTTCCAGCACTGCTGCCGGTAGCTCTTCTGAGACGGAACCCCTGAGGGGCTTCCGGGTCACTACGGCTACAGCGGGAACCCTTCAGGCTACATCGGCTACCGCCAAGTTCATTACCTCTGACATCGATCCAATCGCAGAGGTTCGCACGGGGAATCCGACCGTAACTCTTGGTGCGGCTGTCTTCAATTCTCCCCCAGTGATTAGCGCCACTGTTGGATCCACCAACGTCCATGTGATCCCAGTCCCTGGAGGACTGGCTCCATTCACCATGGCGCCGGGTGAAGGGATCGTTCTGCGCACAAGCGCGGGCGACGTAGACCAGCGATGGAATCTTTCGATTGTATGGGCGGAGATTTAATGTTTCCAGGACAACCGAACTCTTCGGAGATCATCTGTAATAGCGTAACTGCAACCGGCACGCTCGTCACCATTCCCGCCGGTAAGTGGTTCACTGGCGAGCTGTCCCTTACTGGAGCTACTTCAGTAGCGGGCAACTGCTTCCCGACCGTGACTACGTCAGGGACCGGGGTAGCCCCGGCTTCCGGCACAGTCGTTGGACGGCTGCATCTCACTGGAGTCGCACTGCTTGGTCCAGTATCCAGCTCCAACACGACTGAGGTGATCGTCCTGTCTCCAATCGGGAACAGCGTCACTCTTGAATTCACCGCCGGAGCTGTAGGAACCAGCTCCGCAACCATCAATGGTTACATCTTCGGCTAAGGAGAGAAAGTGGCTGTCACATTCGACAACCTAGTACAGCGAACGAGGCAGCTGCTTCTTGGCTACACGCGAGACCAGGCATCTCTGAGCTTCATCACTCAGCCGATGACCCTGACTGACACTACGTTCATGGCGGATCCTGGCACTGTGACCAGGATCTCACAGGGAATCGTAGAGATCGACGATGAGATGATTCTCGTCCGCAACTTCGACCGGAACAGTGGCGTTGTGACTCTCATGTCCAACGCTGCTGTCAGTCGTGGCATTGAAGGCACGACTGCTACCGCTCACGCTATCGGTGCGCTGATCAACTCCGATCCCCGCTTCCCCCGTCAGCGAATCAAGGAAGCGATCAACGACACGATCGCTGCCCTGTATCCAGATCTCTGGGTGTTCGCTGACTACGAGTTCCCTTACACCGCAGCAAGGTATGAGTATCCAGTCCCCGTAAACGTAGACAACATCTACAAGGTGGTAGCCAACACAGTTGGCCCATCCGGGGTCTGGAAGCCCATCACCAAGTGGCGCTTCAACGCCATGGCTTCCACTACGCCAGGTCAGGTCAAGCCTACGCCAATCCCAACGGGGAAGACCATCCAGCTCTTCGATCAGGTTACTCCTGGTCGCAGTATCCGCGTGAGCTACACCAGCAAGCCCGGCGTCCTTGGCGCCGGTACTGATGACTTCGCACTCACGACTGGCTATCCGGATCGATACGTTGACATGGTGACGTACGGCGCTTGTGCTCGACTCCTCCCCGCCTATGAGGCGGCTCGACTTCAGCAGTCCAGCATCGAAGCTAACGAGCGTGCACCGCTCGTCCCTGCCGGTTCGGCCAGCAGCGCCAGCACGTACTTCCTTCAGCGCTACACAATGCGACTCAAGGAGGAACGGGACCGCATGTTCCGGCTCTACGAGAACTATCAGACTTTTAATTCCTAGGAGCAGCAATGACCGTAAGGTATTACAGCTCTACGTCGCCAGAGAAGGCACTCGTAGGGTCCATCACCAGCGGCCAGACCACGCTCCAGGTGAGCAACACGATCGGTCTGCCGTCCTCGTTCCCCTACACGCTCGCTGTGGACTATCAGGGACCCACCGAGGAGCTCGTTGAGGTCAGCTCTGCGGCTGGCCCAGTCCTCACTGTGATCCGTGCCATTGATGGCACGTCCGGAGCCTCTCACGCAGACAATGCACGCGTTCGTCACGTCACTTCCGCCCGAGACTTTGCCGACTCCCGTAACCACGAGAACTCCAGCACTAACATCCACGGCCTGACTGGTGGTGAGGAGATCGTCGGCACCCAGAAGGTGCAGACTCTCAGCAACAAGACGGTCATCAATCTCCTGGGTACGTTCCAGAATCCTGACTGGACCAACATCGGTCCTCACGCTGTCACCCAGACGACCAGCCCCGCTGTAGGCGGGACGGCAATCGTCTTCCGCATGATCAATGGAACTGATCAGCATGTGGAGTGGAAGGGCAACGGCAACCTCAACATCCGGAACAACACCACGATCGATGGACAGTCGACCGCTCGTCGTATGCAATTCACCATGGCTGATGGTGTGACCGAGCGTCTCGCTATCACCTGCTCCGGTACCGTGATCTCTTCTCCCCGAACTGGTACGGGAGACTCCAACGGAGCCCTCACCGTTCTGGATCCAGGAGACAGTCTCACTCGTCGGGTGATTCAGGTTCGAGATGCTGCCGACAGCGTGAGTCGCTTCGTTGTGTTTGGTGGCGGCAACACCGCCATCACTGCCCTCAATCCAGCTCAGGCAAGTCTGGATGTCCGATCCGCTCCAGCTCAGGCTACGTCACACTTCCGAGTGCTGGACAATGCATCTGCGCTCCAGATGCAGGTGGACATAAATGGCATGACGGAGATGCGGAAGAAGTCGTTCGTTACGAATGACACCCTTCCCGGCTCTGTTGTTGCCACCGTTCGAGGAACGACCACCCAGACCGCGGACCTTAATCAGTGGCAGAATGTTGGCGGTACCACCATTGCTCACGTCCGAGCTGATGGCTCTGCCGACTTCAGTAATGTGGTTACCCTGTCTGGCACTGTGGTTGCAGCAACCGGTTGGTCTATCTCCAGTCAGGCTGCCGTGAACAAGGGCGGGAATCTCACTCTGAACATCTCGTTCACTCGCACGGGCGCAACCATCACGGCCGACGCCTTCGGTAACATCGTCGACACTCCGGTAGCGACTCTTGCCGCAGGCTTCCGTCCTGCGGCTGCACTCAACGTCAACAGTCTCACCTACGTTGGTACCACTGGCTTGGGCAGTGGTTCTCTGCGAGTCAATCAGGCTACGGGTGACGTGACTCTGGTCACGTGGTCCACTAACGGATCCATCAATGCCGCCGAAGTGTTGCAGATGACCTTTACTTATCCGCTCGACTTCGCGTAAGGAGCAGTAATGGCGCAGATCGTCAATCAGATTCCGTACGAACTGAGCGGCAGTCCGACCAACGGAACCGGCCAGTACAAGCTGGCCGACGCTGTGTTCGACTTCGCCATTGCTGGCATCCCTTTCCTGTCTCACATTGATGACACTCATGGATACATGCAACGCATGGCTGCAATCAAGAAGCAGCAGTTCGACAACTTCGCAGAGCCGGGTGAGCAGAGCCTTGAGGGTTGGTGGCTCCGCTCTCAGTCCAGCTTCACTGGCGGAGCTGGTGTTCTCTATCAGGATCCTGACACTGACAATCAGTTCAACTTCAGGTTCAGCAACTCTCTCGGAGTTGATCCTTGGACGTCGGGCAATCTGTCTCTGTTGAGGTCTGTTGTCAAGACTACGACTGCGGCATCAACGCCGCAGCGAGTGCAGGGTTTCGTGGATCCTGGCGGAGATGACGCTTATTGGATCTCGTTTGCCGATAACCTGACCAAGGTGGAGACGTCTGGTCAGACTCCTATTGTTGCCGCCTCCGGTCAGATCATCTACGACTTGACGAGCACTGGCACTACTTACATCACAGCTCAGGCCAACGGCGTATGGAGCGGCACTGATAGTGCCGCACCTACTCAGCGTTACACCAATGCTGGAACCAAGTGGGCTATCGAGTTCGTCAAGGACAGGCTGATCATCGGCCTCAATAATGCCATCTATCAGGGATCGCTCACCGCTGCTGCGGTGGCGCTACCGGCAGCGAGCTTCACTCATCAGGATCCCAACTGGACTTGGCGCTCCATCACCGATGGACCCTCAGCCATCTATGTGGCTGGGGATTCGGGGACAACCAGTCAGATCCATCGCTTCACCGTTGTGGATAACGCTGGTCTCCCCGTTCTTCAGTGGGCTGGTGTCACAGCCACCATGCCAGCGGGCGAGAAGATCAATACCATCTACTCCTACATCGGATCCTTCGTCGGCATTGCCACGAACAAGGGATTCCGAGTCGGAGAGATCAATGTCAATGGGGACATCGCCTATGGTCCGCTGCTCTTCGAGACTCCCGGCGGCTGCATGGGAATCATCGGTCATGACCGGTTCATGTGGACAGGCTCCACGAACGCTCACGATGGCCGCACGGGGATCTATCGCATAGACCTGGGAGCTGTGGCTCAAGAGCAGTCTACGAGGGCCGTACGGTACGCCTACTGCCGCGACATCTACGCAGAAGGCGAGACGGGAACTGTCACCGCCCTAACTATGTTCGGAGCGAGCGACCGTAAGGTCTTCTCCATTGATGGCAGCGGAAGCTTCGTTGAATCAGCAACAGTCCTGCTAACTACTGGCTATCTGGATACCGGTCGCATCCGCTTCAATACAGAAGAGCCGAAGCTGTACAAGTTCTTCTCTGCTCGCACCCCAAGCACGCTCTTCGGTACAGTCTCCGTCTCTCTGAAGACGGAGGGTGGTGGCCTCATTCCATACACCACATACTCTTCGACCAGCCCATCGGGGACGAGAGACGTGGCTATCCACACTCCACAGGGCCCACAGAACTGGCTAGCCTTGAGATTCACACTCGGCAGAGATGGTACGAATACCGCTCTCGGCGGTATCCTCAATGGCTGGCAGGTCAAAGCACTGCCAGGATCCATCCGTCAGCGGATCATTACCGTCCCACTCAAGTGCTTCGATGAGGAGATGGACCGCACCGGCCAGCGTATGGGATTCGAGGGCTATGCGCGAGAACGTCTGGAAGCATTCAGGGCAGTCGCCCGAGCGGGCGACGTGATTGTCTTCCAGGAATTGCAGGATGATGAAGCCGTACAGGTGGTCATCGACGACTGGGAGTTCAGGCAGCTCAGTCCACCCGCCAATAAGGGTGCTATGGGTGGCGTCCTCACAGTAGTCATGCGCACCGTTGCGGAGACTACATAGAGGGAGAGAGAATGGATTCGGGAACAATCATCACAGTGCTTACCGGAATAGGTGGCGTTGTGGGCGGTTTCTTCGGAGGGAAGAGACTCTCAGTCTCCACCGCAGTTGATGTGGTGGAACTGTTGCAGGCAGCAGTCGAGCAGCTAGAGACTAATCAGGCACGCAAGGATGTAGAGATCACCGAGCTTAAGGCTCGGGTCATTCTCCTTGAATCTTTGATCACTCAGAAGGCTGACGTCGAAGCTGTCCGAGTTGAAGTGGGAGGAGTCCGGGAGGTTGTTGACCGGATCGCTGCTAAGGTGGACGCATGACCAAGCCTAGCTGGTACAACAAGCGGATCCTGGCAGTCAACAATGAGTTTGACAGGGAAGCTGTACGACACGTACAGCGCGTCCTGTCGCTGGAGGAGAGCGGCGAACTGGATGACAACACCGTGATCAAGATCAGGGGAATCCAGTACGTGTTCAATCTTCCGATGACCGGTATCATCGATGACGCTACCGCCGAAGAGGTGGAGCGAATCTTTCCATTTGGAGCCTAAGTGAGTCCTTACATTCGCAACCTTATCGAGAGGGTTGTTGCGACGTTCGCGTTCGCTTACCTCTCCGTCTTTACGCTGGCAGACTTCAGTTCCGCCAAGGAAGCTGGCATTGCCGGTGGCGCTGCGGCGCTGTCCCTCGTGAAGGGCTGGCTTGCCAAGTACGTTGGCGATCCAGATAACGCAGGACTGTAAACAGAGAAGCCCCCACCGTTAAGGTGGGGGCTTTCTTTGCGTTAGAAGCCCTTCAGCTCCTCCAGCTCCTTGGAGAGATACATGTATAGCCTGTAAGCCGAACCCTTGTCGTTGCCGTGAGGCTCGGTTGGGGTGGCAGCCAGTGCATCGACAATGGACTTGAGCTCAGTTTCGCTGAGCGAGAGATCGTACGTCTTGGTAACGATGATCTGCTCTTCGAGGTATGCCATCAGCGATTCACCTTCACTATGATCAGCTTGTAGGGGTACTTACTCACAATCCGGACCAGTCTCATTGCGGATACTCTGATCCTGCGCTTCCTTCAGTAGGAACTCGTAGCGCTGCACCATACGTGCAGCCTCAGACTCTCCATCGAACTTGGCTGCGCTATCTTCTAAGTGTTCGTCACGGTTAGGCATTGAGTTCCTCTTCCGTCTTGCTGTAGTTGAGATTCATGAGCTCAGTGAATGCAGGCCGCACGGCCCAGTTGTGCTTACGAAGGATCAGCACGTTACTCGGAGTCCAGATGACTGACGTACGCCAGAAGTGAATCTTCTTGCCGGTCAGGGTGTAGTCATCGTAGAAGTGCTCATACTCCTCGTAGACATTCTCCATCCGGGGGCGTCCTCGCCAATCCACCCCAGTTCCGGGGGTGAGCACAGCGGAACCATCCTCATTCCGCTTCGGTCGCCGACTCATTCGGCTGACCTGAGGAGCGCCAATCTCCCAAGCCTTCTGATCCCGAGTGACGCGGTAGCGGATGGACATGTGACCGCCATGGTCCGGGCTCACCTTGTCGATGACGCCTACAGTGAGACCGCCGCCACCCTTGGAACTCGTCGTGAAGACGACGATGTCCCCAACCTCAATCTCTACGCCGTACTTGTCGAGCTTAGTCACAGCGCTACCACGCTTACGCCACTACGGTCGGAGGTAATGGAGAAAACTTCGGAGGCCGCATCATCGAAGTTGGAGATGAGCAGCTGCTCGCCGTTCCAGTTCGAATAGATCTCCACGTCGTAGGTGAGCTCAATTCGCTTGAGCTCCAGCGCCACCAACAGCGCCTTGTTTATGTCGAGCTTACTCGCAGTCATGTCCGCCTCTGGTCTCTTCGTCTGTAGTGTCTTCAGTCTTCGTGTGCTTGCCCATGGAGTCTATTCCATTCGGTGTCTTCACATGTGTCGCACGATTCGTCAGTATTCTCGCAAGTCCAGCAGCCACACCAGTCATCGCATATTGGGCACGGCATTGATTTGTCCATCCTTGACGGGCTTGTGTGCGCAGTCGCAGCCCTTGCAGGCCGCGTGACCCTTGAGTGGCCTACCCTGGTCTGAGTTGGGACCGGGCCACTGAGGGCCCGTTCGCCAGTCCGCCTCGTTACCGCAGGGCTTGCAGATCACTTGTCCTTCTCTTCTTTGTAGTGAGGGTTCTCGCCCCAGAAGATGGAAGTGGATCCGCCGTTCTGCTCAAGCTGAGCGTCGAACTCCTCAGCCTTCTGCTCGGGAGTGGCGTACGGATCGACAGGCTCGTTGTTGTAGTTCTTAGTCATTGCTCAGTCCTTCCACTTCATCAGCCCAGAAGATGATGTCTGCCGGAAATTCGTAATCAGTTGCGTTCGACATCCAGAGACGCAGGCGATCCAGCTCGTCTTGATTCATGATGTACAAGTCCAATTGGACTCGATGCCAGGTTGGCATCAGGCTTCATCCTCTTCCATCGTCGTCACGTAGTATTCGTTGGTGGATCCATTCCCACGGAGAACGAACGAGGACTCATCCTCTTCGATGAAGATGTCGTACTCTCGGGCAATGTCATCGAGAGCAGTGAGAGCCTTGTTGTATGTGGACCAGAGGGAGACCACCTCAGAAGAGGTGGCTCCATTGAAGTCAGACTCGTTGATGACGAGGTACTTAGTGCTCACTTGCGAATCCTTGCTCTCAGACCATCTGCGCCCTGCTCAACCCAGATGGAGTTAACGTCTTGTCCGGAAGGAAGTGTAACACGGATGGCGGACACTTCTACGCTCATCCTCTTGGCGAAGCGCTTGCCCGCTTCGTCTCCTTCTTGCCATACGTACACGTGGCTGAAGTCCTCAAACACATTCTTCCAGTAAGGCTTCCATTTCTCAGCTCCGGAGATCCCCACACAGGGGATCCCGGCAAGAGAGGATGACAGTGCGTCGATCTCTCCCTCGGCAATAGCGATAGAGGAGTTGGCTTCTTCAAGTGCACGCACGTTGTAGAGGTTAGCCTCAAGGCCCTCTTGAGTCATGTACTTCTGATGGCCTTCGAGCTTGCACTCATGATGCTGGATGCATCTGAAGGTCATGTTGACCGGACCGGAGGCGGTCATGTAAGGGATTGCCAACCGGCCACGCATGTACTCATGACCGGGGATGGGATCAACCACCACTCCCAGGCCTGCGGAACTTGCGGCTGCCAGATCGATTGCCCGTCCGGCCAGGTACTCCTCTGCGAGGGTCAGGTTTAGGCTGTATGTTTCCTGAGCCCTTGCCAGAGATCTCTTCTGCTCTGCGGAGAGCATCCCCATACGTTATGTTCTCCCACTTCCTGATGATCTGCACGGCGTTGCCTTTGATCTCACAGCCGTGACAGACGAATACGTTCTCCATCTCGTTAACAGAAGCGGAAGCGCTTCTGTCTCCATGGAATGGGCAGCGATAGGGACGCCAGGCATAGCCCTCTAGAACATAGTCGCCACCGTAATGCTGAAGGATGAGACCGATCGGGAAGACCGGCCACACCTTCTCCTCGTTACTTGCGGTTCTCCTCATTGAGGTAGTCCCTCGTCACAGCCTGGATGTTGCCGTACTCCACGGGGGTGGGAGCCTCTCCAGTCAGATCTTCATGCGCCTGCACTACCTGTGCAGTTAACTCTGCGTGCTGCTGGTTGTCGGCCATCATGCCACATCCTTTATCGAGAACAGACCTTCACGCTTCGGACAGTGATAGTAATCGCGGTACTGAGTGGATCCCCACTCCTTGCGAGGGCAGTTGCCTCCACTGTAGATGCTGTCTCCACAATTGCACTTACCTGCGGGTTCGGGATCGTTCGGGTCGAAAGGGATCTCAGCTGTCGGATCCATAGCCAGCCTCCTTGAGGAGTTTCAGCATCACGTCAACCTCAGTGAGGGCAACCCACTTGCCCACGTTCTTCGGTCCCTGACCATTCATCCTCATGATGATGATCGGGAGGTCCCCCACCTCAAGGGCGGGGGCTACCGTCTGCTTCAGCGCTGCGACTGGATCGAACTTAGATCTCGCCTTGAGCTCAAAATACACAGAGGGAGTGGAGAGGATGTCTTTTCCAGGCCTGCCTGCTCCAGTAGGTTCTGCATAGGGGAAGAGTCCTCGAATATATTCTGCGAAGACTCGCTGGGTGTCGTATCCACGATGCTTCCTACTCTGACTCGGCACAATCCTCTTCACAATCCTCTACATCCATGCCACACATCTCACAGAAGTGGCGCTCAGATGAGCAGAAGACGTGCCCCTCTTCGGGGCAGTCCCATTCACTGTGTTCACTCATTGCCATCGTAGATCTCCTCGCACTCCGTGCAAGTCCACTGAAGCTTACCCGAGTAGCCAGTGATGTACTCTTCCAGCTCCCACTGGTGACCGTTGACGTTGCAGTCCCATAGTTCGGGCTGCTCCCAACGTTCGAGAATCATCACCGCAGCTTAAAAAGCTTGCGGCAAATGCAGATATAGCGCTGACAGAACGAGCAGACCATGACTACTCCTAGGAGGGGATCCAAGTGTGGCAGTGAGAACACATCTTACCGGGCTTGCCGTTGAACGGATAGTCGATCCAGTCATGCTGACATTCACTCATTGATCTCCTCGAACTCAATCGAAACCTTCTCGCCATACTCGGCGAGGACGTCATCAATCGAATCATCCACCCAGTCGTGAGCCCTGAAGAAGGCGACCAGATCCTCAGACTCGATGACGAGTCTGTATTCCTTACGCATCCTGCTTCTCTCCAAACATGTCAACCTTCTCATCGTCCGGCACTGAAGTGCCGTCCCGGAACAGGAGATCCGTCTCGTCCATCTCTTCGATGGAGCAAGCAGCAGGATCAGCCTTCATCGTGAAGAACTTCTTACCCATCGCATCCTGAGGACCGAAGCGGTTCTTCACTACAGCCACGTCCAGCGTACCCTTCATCGAGTCACCCCACAAAGTGAGGATCGTAGTCGGTAGCTGGTTCGCCTTACCCATGATAGCGCTGCGAGGCGGAGGAGCGCCACCCTTGGCGCTCTCTGATGTGTGGTGAACGATGGTGAGAGCAGTGTTCTGCTCTCGCGCCAGGACCTTGAACTCAGACATGAGAGCCCAGTAGTTCTGCTCTCCAGCTCCCTCGTAGTCGACATCCATGAGGATGTCTACGACTGTGTGGTGAGGATACTCGCCATGCATCTCACGGTATGCCTCAGCTTCGTTCCACATCAGCTCCAGAGTGGGAGCCGCATGGAAGTTCCACTTGACGTAGCTCATTTCCTTCAGCGCGGCGGTGGCCAGCTTGGGATTGGTGAGGACCAGGAGCTCTGCCTCATCAGTCTGCATGCCGGTCTGCATGGCGACCGCTCGGGTCGCCATCGTGAAGTCGTCACTGTCGGAGGAGTGGTAGAGCGTAGGTACCTTGGATCCCATCGCCTTGACGATGTTCATCATCAGTACAGTCTTCATGGATCCCGGTGGTCCGGCGATCATGTGTATCGAACCGCGTCGCCAGCTGATCTTCTTGGATTCGAAGATGGAGAACGGCGGGGGCAATGGTTCCCCCGCCGTGACTCCTCGTGCGACGCTTCGATGAAGCGTCTTACCCATTCACTACCTAACGCCTGGAGTTGAAAGTGCCTCGGGCAAAACCGATGATGAAGTTAACGACAGTGTACGCGACGATCCAGTCACCCCAGTGCATCGTATGATTCCACCAGTCGAACATTACTCGGCGCTCTTCGGCGCCTTGAGCTGCACCTCATACAGCTTGCGAGGAGCGGCAGTGCCGACGTTGACCAGCTCCGTCAGCTCCATCGCAATCATCCCGCCCTTGAGGCAGGGAGTGCCACTCTTGATCGCGGCAATGAGTGCCTTCTTCTTGTACTTGTCCATCCATGCGGTGTAGCGAGTGCCATCCTTGGTCTGGACGTCGAACACGAACTGAGTGATCGGGTCGTGGGGAAGGGAGAGGTTCAGTGCAGACTGAGAGACAGGCTTGTTGTTCTGGAAGAACAGTGCCTCTCCAGGCATGCCACCCGAGAATGCACGGCACGGCATCTCAGTCGGCTCACTCACGATCTGAGCGACAGACTTGTCACCCTTGTTATTGAAGAGCGTTCCCCAGTTCGGGAGCTTCTCCTTCTTGCCGTACTTCTCGTTGATGTCGAACGTCATGTTGTCTTCCTTTGACTGTATGTCTGACCTACGCTTGAATGCCACTAGAAGTCCCAGTCATCATCCGATGCGGGAGGCGGAGGAGTCTCCCAAGGAGCCTCATCCTCTTCGATTTCCTCATCATACACGCTGGCGCCGAGGCCATCAACGAGCAGCTGAAGAGCCTCAGCCTGAACATCTTCAGGCGCATCACTGCCAATAACAGAGACGGCTGCAAGGAGCTCAGCTTCAGTCACAGGCTCTCGGAAGTTGCTGCCGAACTGCTCGTCCAGCACTTCCTTGCGAGCGTCAGTCTGGGCCTCAAGGACTGCTTGACGAGCCTTCTCCGCAGCCTTATTGGCTGCGACTGAAGCTATCACGACAGGCTTGGGCTTCGCTACAGCCTTGGATGCTGCCTGTCCGGCAGCCTCTCCCCGCTGAAAATTATCAACAAAGTGCTTGTACTCTACACCCAGTTCATAACCTCCATCGTCAAGATAGTCACCTTCGAAGTGATATTCGGCGTACCCGTACTGCGTCCCCTTGGAGGGGAGACGGAAGATTACCTTACCCATCTAGGAGGGTATCCCATCTGTCTCGGATTTATCGTAGTAGGTGGCCCTCTTCGTGGGCCCAGACTGGGCTAGGCAGTTAGGCTTCTGCGTACAGAAGTCACAGAACTTGGACGTAGCCTGATACTGCTTGGCCTGCATAGCTTCATAGGCCTTCTGGTAGCGAAGCCCCAAGGCTTCGATGTCCAGATTGGACATGTCTACAAACCTGGCCTTGTCCGTCTTGGGCTTGGCGTCAGGCCTGAGCATAGCCCAGTAGCCATTGAACTTGATGTCCTTATACTTCTCATCCAAGGACAGGGCACCGCAGTACGTCTCCAGCTGCACGTCATTCTTCGGCTTTGCGGCCGAAGACTTCCAGTCGGGGACGAGTGGGCCATGATCCTCATGCTCACCCACGATGTCGATGAACATTTTCACGGGAATTTCGCAACCGGGGAAGGTGGCATTGATCTCATACTCCACCTCCCAGACGTCCATCTTCTCAAGGAACTTGAAGGCGTTCTCAACGCAGGCCTTGCCCATGTCGACAGCCTTCTGTCGCATGTACGGAGCGTCCTTAGGGCCGCCCGACAACCAGTTGACAGTGCCCTTCTCGATCTTACGTTGCTCACGAATGAGCGGATAGAAGACTGACTCGAACTCTAGCTCTTCGCCAGTCTCAATCTTGTGCTCAATGATCTTGTGGACAGTGGTTCCGATGGGGAAGTACCACGTCTGGCGCTCCTGCGCCTTGATAACGCGGGAGAGATACCACTGACGTGGGCATTCCTCATATGTGTTGAGCTGTGAGTAACTGATGTAGTCGATGTTTACTCCTCCGTCACCTCATCAATCATCACGTCAACGATCTCGGCAGTGTTGATGATGACAGTGTATGTGATCCTACGATCAGCTAGCAGGCGACCGTGGTATGCCTGAATGATCAGGAACTTCTCAGCGAGCTTATCGCTCAGAGAGCCGAGCAGGTGACTCAAGCTCTCACTTGTCAGCTCCGCAAGATGAGTGCGATGGCCTTCGTGAGCCTTAAGCTTGATCAGCACGTTGAACGTCTTCATGTTGCCTGCCTTTGTTTTTAGATGTATGTAGATGGCTTACGATCGGATCCGTCAGACGTGATGCTGACCTTGGCAGTCCTAGCACTAGAGTAGCCAACTCTGGCTGTCACAGGTAATCCACTGGCGTGTGGACCGGGGTGACCGGCAGCCCTCTTTTTAGAGAGAAGCTTTCACTGCGATTCGCGTGGATGTGAAGGGACTCGAACCCTCGACTACGCCCAATTGGCGCCCTCTGCCGCTGAGGTACACACCCTCTTTGAGCTATACTAGCATGCTCACTGACTCTTCGGGAGATCCGAAGAGCTCCCTCGGAAGTCTACATCAGGAATGATGGATTGCGGCTTGAACGTTACCCGGTAGTGGTTGGCGCTCGCCGCAACCGGCTCACCCTGCTCCACGAAGTATGACACATTGTCCGACAGTCCAAGGAAATGCTTCTTGTACTGCCCATCAGCGACCTTGCAGGTCACCTCAAGCTGACTGCCCTGATCCTTGATGGAGCAGTTACCCTGAATGACCATCAGGTACTGATCAGTGATGCCGTTGAACATCACGATCCGGCGGTTCACCTCGAAGTTGTCCGCAGCCTTGGATAGGTTCTCCGACACCACATCGGCGTCACTCGAACAGCCTACTAGGACTAGCGTGCTAGCAGCAGCTAGAGCTGCTGCTATGATCTTAACCTTACGATTCACTTACTCTCCTCATGTCGTGATTTGCGTGAACATCGAAGGGATCGAACCTTCAGGAGGAGCTACCTCCGGAACCATCCATGCTCTACCAGCAG